TATATGTTTTAATCATTATAATATGAAAGGGGATAATCTGAAACAACCGGCTAGTATTAATAATATCAATACTGAAATTATTAAAGAGTTGAACGAAAAATCAAAAGATTATATTATCAAGAAAAGTGAATTCGCGAATTCTAGGAAAAATGATGAATAATTTTAATATATATCAACTAAATTATGTGTGTTCATGGATGTTTATTACCAAATATGATAGACGGTTTATGTCCAATTCACTATTTAAGAAACCCCAAGAACAGTAAATTTTTGAACACAGTTGATTTTCAAGTGGGTTTAAAGCGATGGATAGACGATAATTATAATTATGGTAGTTATGTTGATGGTGATGGATGTAAATGTGATGGCGATGAAGCGGAAGTGCGTCTTCGTAATTTGGCTCTTCATTACATCTATGGTAATCTGCCTAGTTATGCATATTTTACCAGTTTTAATGAGTTTCGAGAGTATGATTGGTGTGATTGGTGGTTGGCAATATTAAAAGATGTCAAATGTAAAGTGGATTAATGGCTATTTTAGATTATATTGAATATTTTTGGTCAAAGTTCAATATAAGATAAAGTTTGTTAATTATTGTGGCATTTCGACAGTTTGTTTTGGTAATACTGATGTTGTTATTTTAGGTTCATGTTCAACCCCGTAATGAGATAAGTATTCCATAACAAATTCATTGAAGAGTTTGTTGACTGCGTTCCACATTCTTTGCATTTCTCGTCCGTTATGAGTGAGACAGATCATTGGATGTTCAATAATTTGATAATCGGCAACATTTGCTTCTACTCGTCCGGTGACACAATGATAAAAACTATAATAAGGAACAACTAAATCTAGGACTTTAACTCGGTCACGTGTATCAAGTGATACTTCGTATTTCATGTTTAGTCCTTGTTCTTTGGCATGTTGATGTAAACTATGTTCAGAATGAGCAATGGTGGTTTCTGGTCGAGCAGCGAGCTGGTTTTCGAGAGTATGTTGTAATTGTTCGGGGGTTTTAATGACAGTATCAAGATTAATGTTAGTGGCATAATAAGCTGCAATTTGAAGACCCATATTACTATAATCAATAAGCTGATCTTCGGTGTGATTGAAATAACTTGGAGTGAAACCGATATCATCCATATTCCATTCTCCGCAATCTTTTTCTAATTTTTCAAGGTATTCTGGGTGGCCAATATAACTAAAGACAATTTTACTTAGATGTTCACTATTTTCGATCCTTTTGGACATTTGGTTGGTGTAATAAAGTTGATATTCGAAAAGAACCGGGTTATTCAAAAAACAGTGTCGATAAGTTGGTAATAATGTAAACATAGCTAATAATTTGGCTCCTACTTCGGTAAATCCTTCTTTTTGACTAGCATTGTAGAGATTGTAACTAAGTTGTCCCCATTCGGCTCTGTTAGTTCCACCGATATCATCTTGGAAATATTGGATAATTTTTTGGTTCTTTTGGAGGTTTTGCCAACCCTTTATGGGACTGGCAAGTAAAGAGAGAAAAATAATACAATACCACTCGAGTTTGTTGAAAGTATAACTAGTTGAATAAAGAGCATATTCTAACCATTTGGCAATACCATGGTACTGATATTTACTAAATATAGTGAAAAGTGTAGTAGGTGGTATTAAAATTAGAGTTTTGAGAAGAATAGAAGGTGCAAACATGGCTAAAATGAGATAACTGTTTTTGTCATTTCTTTCAAGCCCAAAGAAACTTACGATCTTAGATTTCAAATAACTTATTTTATTTCTTAAACTTTGGTACATCTTATTATAATAATTGATAAGAAATTAGAAACAACTGATTAGAGATTTTTTGGATAATTTTATAGGATGTCGACAGAAAAAATAGCTTATTGTTTTTTTGGGATACCCAAAATATTTGAGAAGGTGGTCGGTCCTTCAATCTCAAAATATTTATTGCTTGAAGATAGGCAAAAATATCATATTTTTGTTCACACGTATAGTATTGATCGGGTGACAAATCCTCGAAATGGAGAAAAAGAGGATAAAATTGATCATAATGAAATTTTTAGTTTGAATCCAGTTGCATATTTAGTGGATGATAGAGATGAGGTTGATCGAGAACAAGTCGATCTATTCAAAAAATGTAAGACGAGGGGTGATCCGTGGAACAATAAATACATTAGTTTGCAGAATCATTTAAGGCAGCTTCACTCTATAAATCGTGTGTATGATTTAGCGGTAAAATATGGAAAAGATAATAATATTAATTATACAAAGTTTGTTTTTTGCAGGCTAGATGTACAATACTTAAGAGATTGCCAAAATATAATAACAGGTCCATTAGATACAAGACAGATTATACTACCCAATTGGTTATATAATTATAGTGGAAGACCGGTGATCAGGGGTAACCAGACTAATGATAGATTTGGGATTTGTGATGGAGAGTCGGCTGCGATTTATGCTAATAGGATTTTGAAAATTGGGGATTTTTTCGATGCAAATAGTAAGAACTTATTACATTCTGAAACATATATGAAATGGACTCTTGATAGGTACAAGGTGAATATGGTTTATAAACCTATTTTCTTTAATCGTGTTAGGGCAAATGGAAAAGTCAAGGAAGACTGTAGAAATCTTCCAAAATAGAGGGTCAAGGACTCGACCTGATTTTGTGGTTATGAATTGAAATAATTTTTATTATTGGTGAAATTTCTCAAAGTTGGCATTTGTGAATCATTGATTATAGATATAATGACTGATATTAAAAAATTTGAAGGTATTCACACGGGGGCTGATATTTATGTTATTGGATCTGGTAAATCTTTGGATTTTATAGATCCAGTATTTTTTGAAAACAAAATTACAGTGGGAATAAACCAAATATATAAAAAAATCCGAACGGATTATATTGTACGTAAAGACGGTGGTTTTATTGATGATACAGTCAAGAGAATGGATGATAAGCAAGTGTTATTTGTAAGTAAAGGTAAATATGGTCGTAATAATACTGCGAATATAAATCATATACAAAAAAAGTTTCCTAAAAATGCGAATATTGTTGTATTTGATCATGAAACTAATAAACATAGTATTACAGATTTACCGGGAGCGAATAAACTGGTGGTCTCGCATTCGACGATCACGACAGGTATTCATCTAGCAGCTCATATGGGTGCTAAAAATATAATTTTGATAGGTCATGATTGTGGTTTATTGGACGGTGAATCTAATTTTGCTGGTTACCATACAGCAAATTCTGTAAAACTTGAATGGAAGAATGGTTTTGCTGATTATAATCGATGGTTACCGAAAATAGAAGATGCTACTATTGCTTTAAAGGGTTTATTGAAAAAGAAATATGGTGCCAATGTCTACTCTTTGAACCCATTTATTAATTTTGGATTGGAGGGGCATAAATATTCTAAGTAATGTTTGTAAATTCCGAAAACTTGTTCAAAAGTTTCAAACCAATTATTATATTTAAAAATGGTAAAAATTATTGCGGAAATTGGTATCAATCATAATGGTTCAATTGATTTATGTAAACATATGATTGATTTGGCCAAAATTGCAGGTGCTGATTATGTTAAGATTCAAAAACGTACTCCAGATTTATGTGTACCGGAACACCAGAAATCTGTTATTCGTGATACCCCGTGGGGTAAAATGACTTATATTGAATATAAACATAAAGTTGAGTTTAGCGAAGAACAAATTAAAGAATTGGTAGATTATTCAAAATCCAAAGGAATTGAATTTTTTGCCAGTGTTTGGGATATCGAAAGTGCTAAATTAATGGCTAAATATACTAATATTGCTAAAATTGCAAGTGCATCTATTACTGATTTGGAACTTTGTCGTGTTTCTAGGAAACTTTTTGATCATTTGATTATAAGTACTGGTATGAGTACCGAAGAGGAAATTGATACATGTATTAATGTGTGTAATCCGGATGCCATTATGCATACTAATTCGACATATCCTTGTCCAGTGGAGGAATTGAATTTGCGATACATCGAACATCTTAAGAGGAAATGGCCAGATAAGGAAATAGGTTATAGTGGACATGAATTTGGATTAGTAACTACATTTGCAGCAGTGGCATTAGGTGCTAGTTGGGTAGAACGTCATATAACATTAGATCGTACGATGTGGGGAAGTGATCAATCTAGTAGTATAGAACCCTCAGGTCTGATTAAATTAGTGAAGGGTATTCGTGATATTCAGAAATCTATGGAGTATTTACCTGGTAATAGAATTTTGTTTGAAAAAGAGAATGTCAAGAGGCAAAGTTTACGAAAATAGACACTTTCGAATAAGGAATTTTTTTTCCGAATTCGGAAAATAGTGTCTATGGAAGTTTTATATATATGATGAGTGAATTTGAAAAGGTTAATTGCAATATTTGTGGTGGTATAGATTCAGAATTCATATCCGACAAAGGTGATTTTGGATTACCGGTAAACTTGGTTTTATGTAAAAAATGTGGACTGGGTTATTTGAGTCCTAGATGGAAAAAGGACAGATATATTCAATTTTATTGTAAAGAATATGACAAATATTATCGTCCGCGATTACTATCAAACAAAACGAATATTTCTGTAAATAAAAATAGTAATGCCATTTTGGGGAGATTGAAAAAATATCTTGGTGAAATTACAAAAGCAAATGTTTTGGATATTGGTAGTGGAGAGGGTAACAATTTATTTGTTTTGAAAGGTGTCCAACCGGACAGTAATTATTATGCAATAGAGCCCTCTGAATCCTCTCAAAAAATCTTAAAGCACAAAAATATTAAATTGGTGGCAAGTGACGTTGATGTTGATTGGGAGAAAGGGTATGAAAATTATTTCGATATTATTATTATGCGTCATGTTCTAGAGCATTTCTTGGATCCCACCTCAGTCTTAGAAAAAGTAAGAACTACTCTTAAAGATAACGGTATATTATATATCGCTGTTCCTGATAATCTTAAACGAAAGAGAAATAAAGGGTGGTTGAGAGTACCCCATACTTATTATTTCAATAAGTATTCTTTAACTAATATTTTATTAAAAGCTGGATTTTCGGTGTCTACAATGGTTGAAGGTGACCAATACAATAACAGTGAGATATATTGTGTATCCAAAAAATCGACTGATAAAACTGAACCGATTTTACTTGAAGAGCACTATTTAATACAAAAGGATGTTTTTAAACATGTTTTAAAGTAAGGTTTCCAATTTTTGGGCAATATTTTTATCTTTGTTTACCTCTACATAATCACTATTTTCAATATCGAGACAGAAATTTAAAACTTTAGGGTGAGTTACAAGACTGATTATTCGTTTATTTAGTCCATAACTTATCATTTGACTATGACCGGCGGTGCAAACAATAGTATTGAATTTAGCGTAATTTTCCTTAATTTTCTTTTCATTCCCTTTACTGTTATCTAATAGTTTGACATTAATCTTATGTTTTGTTAAATAATGGTAAAAACTTCTGCTGCCATCATGTGAGAGATAATAAACGGTATAATTATTATCTTGTAGATATTTAACAAATTTGAGTAATTCGGAGTAAACGTGTGATTCCGATGTATTATAATAGCGACGTTGTTTTCGGTCGTCTTTAATTTCTATCGCGATTGTCTTGTCATCACTGGTTAGTTCCCCTTCAAGTATTGATGGTGATTTCCAATATTTATTTGCATACCAAATGGTGTGACAAAATTCAAATTCTAACTTTGATCGATATTGTTCACCGACTATAGATAGTAAAGTTTCAAGATCATTACGATGTCTTAGTGTGAATTTAGTGGATTTTTCAATTAAAGTCGAGATATTTTCTTTGAAAATATTAAGTCGACGAGGATCAGTAAAATCGTTATTTCTATTTGGCATTAAAATAGTTTGTGTATAAAACAGATTGAATCCTATCCCTGATACATAAATTGGTTTATGTATCTTTTCAATATTATTTTTGCTTATAATCCATTGCCAACATGAAACAGAATTAGGTGCGCTATCTGGTAATATTAAACCGCCGCCACCGACAAGTATATAATCATAATTATTAAGTTTGGATATATTGGTGTCATTATAGAGGGTAGGATTGCGAGCATCAAAGTCGGTAAATTCTGTGGTTTGATTGTTGAGTACTATTTCTGAGAAATATTTTTTATAAGCCTTGCCAATCATAAAGTCACCTGAATTCATTTTAGCATTACATGCGTAAATATGAGCGATCTTTAATACCATCTTTCAAAAGATTATTTGTTATATTTTATATTCTATTATAGAATATGGATTTTTGGAAAGATGGATATATTATCTTGAGAAATGTATTTTCATCCCAAGAAATCAATGAGTATCGTGAACTAATCCATAAATTTGTAAAAGAAAACAAGACACTGAAAAATGCAGGTGGTATTACTATACCAAATTTTATAAAACATTCAGAGTTAAGTGAAGTTAAAGGTCTGATGGAAAACGAAAAAATTCATAAAGAGTTGGAGCGAATATTTGGTGGTAATGATTATCGTTTTTGTCAACATAATGATATTGGAATTAATCGTATTGTTGGCTGGCATAAAGACAAGTTAAATGGTAAATATGCATCTCATGAAACAGTTGATATATGGTCGGAGATTAATGGTGAGAAACATGAAATAGTGAAAGTATTAATTTATTTACAAGATCATCGAGACAATAATGATGGGTTAAAGTTGGTACCTGGTTCACATTTAGTTAGAAATATGCAAACGAAAGGTACTATACAACTTCGACCTGAATTGGGTGATGTTGTGATTTTTGACCAAAGAATTACACATCGTGGTATGGATCATCAGGTTAAAGATTCTAGAATTTTAGTGGCCTTTGGGTTTGGCAAGAACAATATATTTACTGATAATTTCGAAAAAGGTACAGTCAAAAGACAAAATGATCAGAATTCCTAAGTGATATCGTTAACTTTTTAAGAAAAAATTTTCGCTATTGATATTTTTATCATCAATAAATAAGTCATAGTTTGGTTTACCCATTCGTAACTCATGAAATTGGCATCCCCAACTTTTTAATTGTTCTAAAGTAGTTTGAAACCATAATTGACCAGTTTTGGTTCCTCGTGCAGTCCAATAAACAATTTGATGTCCTTCTTGATAAAGACTATTTATTTTATTTATTCGGTCATTATAAGGTTTAGCTAAACTATAGTCTAACTTATTTTTGGTGTCATTATAACAAATAGTATCATCAATGTCAACAAAAATTATCATTATCTATATATATTATCTATATATATAAATATAGGGTATCACTGTAAATATAATAGTTGATATGGACCACAAAGAGTGGAAAATTTTGTGTATTATTCCGGCTAGATCAGGATCTAAGGGAGTCAAAGATAAAAATATCAAATTACTGGATGGTTTACCGCTTTTGGTTCATTCCATTAAACAAGCTCAATCTTCCAAATATTATCAGTTTATGCGAATTATTGTATCGAGTGATTCTGATGAATATTGTCAAATAGCAAGATCCTATGGGGCCGAGACTCCATTTTTAAGACCGAAAGAAATTTCTGGTGATTATTCGAGTGATTTTGAATGTATAAATCACTGTGTAGAATGGCTGAAAACGAATAATTCTTATTATCCAGATTTGGTATTACAGTTAAGGCCTACTCAACCAATGCGGACTTCCGAATTGATAGATAGTTGTTTGGATAAGTTTTTGGTTAATTATGAATTGTATGACAGTTTGAGAACAGTAATCAAAATGGATAAATCTCCATTTAAAATGTATACAATTGAAAACGACCATCTAATTCCATTGTTTACCGAAGTTAATGGTTTGAAAGAACCATACAACCAAGCAAGACAATTATTACCGGAATGTTATCTTCATAATGGTTATGTTGATATCTTGAAAATAAGTTTATTAGAAACAGGGTCTGTGTCCGGTACTAAAATTTTCCCATATGTAATGGATATTAATCCGGAGGAAAATGTGGATATTGATACAGTCAAAGATTTTGATCTGGCGAAGTCTAAATTCTGAATGAGAAAGCGTGTAGGAATAATTTGTGTTTTGCATTACAAGATCATACTCAAACATTTTTCATTTTGAAAAACTTTTTACACGGTCTATGTGCACTCAGACTATATAATATGATAAGTTTTGGGCAGTTTATTGGGTGTTATTTTAGAAGAAAATTTACATAATTTAATATTTTTATTAATTACTTAGTACCAAAACCGGATCAAAATATTAAATCATGTTGGACCTAAGTTTTACATCTGTACCTATTATTTCGCCACAACTCTTACGTTTTTATTTGGACGGAGATTTGAATCATATTTATTACAAAACTGAGCTCGCTAGTAGAGTCATCAAATTTATTGAAAACGCAGACTACTCAAGTTTTCTACTTGATGGTGAAAAACTAACCACTTGCGCAGAGTACCAAGAAATTGGAAAAAGTGAAATATATACTAGTAATGGTACAATAAAAGAGATTTATCTAAAGGACACCAAAAATTGCACCGATTATTTAGTATGGATTGAGACGAATACACAAAAAGTAGTGGCATTTAAATTAGATCGTCCCCATATCTTTTTACCACTAACCCACCGTTCTAATATTAGAGAACGATACCTAGGAACTAGTTCTATAGATACAGGAGATTTAGGGTGGGAATTTACTACATCGAATGGTTTTTTGAATAGAACCTTTTTTCAATATGGCAATGAATATTATGTTTTAGAGTGGAGGAATGTTTTGTTGTCTAATTTACAAATATTCGAAATGGAAAGACATGCCAAAGTAACGCTATCATCTTTACAGTTGGATTATGATCTGGTTCGTGAACGTTTAATGAATTTTGAACTGGAGTTACCTATTAAAATAGATCGATGTCGTATTAGTGGAGATATTAATTTAGTTAGCCTTGAAAAGACTGGCGTTGAATTGATACCTAAACAAACAGTAACTCAGATATCTGAAATCATCATCGATGAATTGCTTGGCAATACAAATAATCAGCCAACGCCAACACCAAGTGATAATACATCTAGGACCATATCACAGTCTAGATCAGTTGGTGAAACAAAACCTGGTTATATGCTTCCAACGGTTAGTTCTGGGCACCGTAGAGCTAATTTGGGTCTGAGGCTCAAAAAACCAATAACGGGCACCAACTCTAGAATACAGACACCAACATCAGTAAGTTCCAAAGCCTTTCCGAATACAATCACTAAACCTATTAGACCCAAGCAAGAAGGACCGTCGAAAAAACCAAATTTCAACTTGGTGAAAAGAAGCAGTTTACGAACGGGGGTTCGCCCATAACTTTCTCCTTATTTTACTTTATTCATTTAGAATATTATTTTGAAATTTCATAAAATTTGCTGCTTGAAAACTCGTTTTCCAAGAAGGGCTTTACTGTGAGGCAAATAGACCAGCTTCAGTAAAACTGAAATGGACTATTTTTCAATGTAGTGAGAATTTTGACGATTTATAGCTTTGTTACAATGAGGTTAGAATTGTGGATAGTGTCATTAATGTAACTTCCTCGTGCTAGCAAATATAAATATTTCAACTTCCTTGTTAGGTTTCAATCAGAATCAAATTTAATATTTTCAATATTATGTCCGTCCCACAGATCCGTCAGTTCTTCGCCACACTCACATGACCAATAAAGATCCGACACATCATAATAGCGGCGTTTGTAAGGAAAATCAAGACGCACCACCGTCATCGTTTTCATACAAATAGGACAAATAGGAAATGATTCGATGGAAATTTTAGGTTTCTCCGAATTGGCTTCACATGTTTCGCAAATATTAGTTGCACTGTAATCCGGATCAACCGTCTCAAGCCTAGCGCCATATTTGACATGCGGCTTAGTGTTTATTCCAGTTGCTCCACACATTCCACATACATGTTGATTACAATAGTAGGACGAATGATTTGATTGTCTAGTGCAATTCAACATTGGACACGTTGAATTATGAATTTGACAATAGATTGATGATTCCGCGCAACAGTTTCGTGTACATTGGATACACTGTCTGTCTGTATTAGTGAAAGTACTGTTTTGAAATTGAGCCGCGTGGATTCTGCATAATTGATTCTCGATGGCAAAATTATAGCATCGTCTTTTCTTTGATTTAAGCATTGCATTGCATGTGTATGACTGTGGCATATGACTTGTGGGAAATAGTATATCTCATTTATAAATGGTCAAATTTTTTATTGTATAACAATCTATAAGAATGTCAACAACTATAATTGTCGGAGGAGGACTCGCCGGTTTAACATGTGCATTTGAATCCGCCAAATATGTTTCATTCTTTCTTATCGAAAAGGCTAAAAATGGCGGTAATTCTGACAAGGCCATGTCTGGTATTAACTGTGCCATAGATAAAAGTGACTTTCAAACATTTTATAACGACGTTTGTCTTTCGGGGGCTTACAACAGGTCGGATGGTTGGGGCCGTTTGTACAAACAAAGACGATGGATCAGAAGAAATGATTGAAGCTAATAAAATTGCTATAACTTCTGGGAGTTTACGCATATTCAAATGGACAGAAACGTTATTTTAAAAAAATGATAAATATATTTATATATTCATATCTATAATCATATTCAAATGCTTAATCTAATTGTTGCGACCACTCGTGATTTTGGAATTGGTTACAAAAACAGACTCCCTTGGAATTATCCGGATGAACTAAGTCGTTTTCGAAAAATTACAACTTTTAATCCCAACTCTGTTCAGAATACTTTAATTATGGGACGAATAACCGCGGAAAGTTTACCTAAAGCTTTACCAAATAGAACGAATATTTTGTTAACTACTCGTTCTGATTATCAGAAAGATGGTTTTGTAGTTCAAGGTGATTTATTAAGTGCATTTGAAATGACAATTAGAACGAATCCTTTATCTGAAATTTATGTGATTGGGGGTGCACAAATTTATCGGGAGGCCCTAAAATATCCCAATTTGATTAAACGAATTTATCTAACTACAATTAACAAAGACTATGAATGTGATGTAAAAATTCCAGAACTTGCTGAATATTTGGAAAGTTTTGGACATTTAGTTGATGTTGAAACGCATGTTGATTATACTTATAATGTGTATGAGGTTAAACGGGAGCAGTCGGTTCAGTCTGAGCAAAATTATTTGGATATTCTTTTGAAATTATGTCGGGCTCCGTTTAGACAGACTAGAAATGCCCTAACAAAATCACTTTTCTCATCACATCTAACATTTGATCTTCAGGAAGGATTTCCTTTATTAACGACCAAACGTGTTTTTTGGAAAGGTATTGTTAATGAATTGCTATTCTTTTTGGGTGGATGTACAGATAATAATTGGTTAAAAGAGCGTGGTGTTCATATTTGGGACGCCAATACTACCAAAGAATTTATTGATAATTGTGGATTACTATACGAAGAAGATGATCTTGGACCGATGTATGGTGCACAGTTTAGACATTATGGTGCAGAATATATTGGAAAAGATGTTGATTATACTGGACAAGGGAAAGATCAGTTTAGTGAAGTCATTGATTTACTTGTCAATGATCCCTTTTCAAGAAGGATTTTAATGACCAGTTATAACTATGATCAAGTTAAATTAGGCGTACTTTACCCATGTCACTCCATTGTACTGCAATTTTACGTAGATGAACAATTAGTTGACGGTGAAACAGTTAGGTTCGTTAGTTTACAAATGTATCAACGCAGCGGTGATTATTTTTTAGGCGTGTGCTACAACATTGCATCTAATGCTCTTCTCTTACATATTGTGGTGAATATTTTGAACCATAGATCAGGAATAAAGTATGATGTTGGCAAACTCCATATGATTTTCGGTGACTATCATTTATACGAAAATCATATTAGACAAGCCATTACACAAATGGCTAGAATGCCTCGGGCTTTTCCTAAGTTGAACATCAAAAACAATATTGAATCAATTGATCCTAAATATTTCTTGGGCCTGGAACTGTCAAATTTTGAGATATTGGACTACAATCCTTATCCAGGTATCAAAGCCGAAATGGTGGCGTAATTCATCAATTTCAGTTTCAGGAAAAATTGTAATTTCTTAATTTACTATAAACATAAGCGAGACTATTCAAGCTTTTTTATAGGTGAGGATCTTGGTTTCATTAAATGCTTGCAGGTCCAAGAGACTATCTCAAACAAATTGCTAAGCCAGGTGAAACAATTAAAGGTCCTTACATTGTG